GTCGCAGAAGCCCGGCGAGGAGTCCAGTCGCCCCGGTGGCACCGCTGGCGAGGCTGGGAAGGAAATGTCTCAGGAGACCGAGGAGCATGTGACCGAGGAGATGGACGTTCTGCAGTCCATTGTTGAGGGGCTTGCTCGCATTGAGGCGCTTCTGACAGAATCTGGCAAGGCGATGGAATCAACGGAGGAAGTTTCAAAGAGCGTCAAGTCACTTGACGAGAGGCTGTCAAAGGTTGAGAAGTCTGCCAGCCGTGGCCCGGCGCGTACCGTCGTGAAGGCGGCACCCGCACCGGGTATTGACAAGGCAGCCGTGGCTGCTGAGTACCGTGCGAAGGCTGCCGCCGCAAGTGACCCGGCTCTTGCCGAGGGCTACCTGCTGCTCGCTGCCGAGGCAGATAAGCAGTAACAACAACTACTCAACCTAAGGAAACCAAATGAGCACTCTCCCTCCCGCGAGTGAGATGTTCGGCACGGACAACCCCCGTGACCTTGCGGCTAAGGCTGACGGCTTCAACGATGCCCTCAACAAGTCGCTAGTTGCTGGCTACCGTGGCGATTTCACTCCCGCAGTTCAGATTCCCGGCATGGTTCAGGGCCCCGGCGCGGCAATGGCCGCTCTGGAGAAGGCCGCTGCTGACCCGATGCTTGCCAAGGCGATTGGCACTGATGTGTTGTCGTCCCTGCAGGCGCAGGTTCAGGCCAGCCGCGAGATCGTGAAGGACATTCAGGTCGGTGACGGCATCACGACTGGCACGCCGATTGGCACTGGTCTGGTCCCGTTCGATCTTGAGGCGCCTGCCAAGTACCTTGCCCCGCGTCCGACTCCGCTGCGCAACAAGTTGCCGCGTGAGAAGGGTCAGGGCACGAGCCGCCGTTACAAGCGGATCACCGGCATCACCGGCTCGGGCACGGGCGGCGTCGGCGTGTTCCACCCGGGTATCTCGGAGACCACGCAGAACAACTTCGCCCCCAACGGAGCATCGAACGCCCTCTACCTCAACCGTGGGGCCAAGATTTCCTACGCTGGTGACGACAAGATCGTGCCGTACTTTGAGTTCGGCGTCAGCGATTCCGTGTCCTTCGCGGCACAGTACGCTGGTCAGGGATTCCAAGACATTCGGGCCCTGTCCTCGCAGTCGCTGCTCTACTCGTCCATGCTGCTTGAGGAGCGCATGCTGCTCATGGGCCGTGGCGCTAACACCTCGTACTTCAGCGGAGCGCTTGCCTCGCCGACTGCGACTGTTGCCGTTGCTGCCCCGGCTTCGGGCGAGACTGCAATCAGCGGTGCCACCACCACCATCTGGGTGAAGGTTACCGCTGACGCTGGCGACTTCGGCCAGTCCACCCCATCTGCTATCGCCTCGGTTTCCGCTTCGGCTGGCACCGTTGGCGTGGTCACCGTTTCCTCGGCTATCACCGGGGCGCTCGGTTATCGCGTGTACGTTGGCACGGGCTCTTCGGCCCCGGCTGACGCGGCGATGTGGTACGCGGGTCGCACGGGTTCGCTCACCTTCCGTATCACGGGTGCGCTCCCGACCTCGGGCACCGCCGTTACCGCTGCGGCTAGCGACACCTCGGCGTACACCTACGGCTATGACGGCATCATGCCCGTCGTGACCGGCAGCAACTCGGGTTACGTCAAGAACATCAACAGCACCTTCAACGGCACCACGCCCGGTTCTGAGTTCCAGACCGCGTTCGCCTCGCTCTACCAGAGCGTGAAGGCTGATCCCGACGAACTGCTGTTCAACGGGACCGACCGTAAGAACCTGTCGGAACTGCTCAAGAACAACAACAGCACCAACTACCGCCTCACGCTCCAGCAGGATGAGATCGGTAACGCGGTGCTTGGCTCCGTTATCACGGCTATCCAGAACGAGGTCACCGGCAAGGTGGTCCCGATGACGGTTCATCCGTGGATGCCGCAGGGCAACGTGGCCATTCTGTCCTACACGCTCCCGATCCCGGACTCGCAGGTTAGCAACGTCTGGTCGGTCGTGAACGTTCAGGACTACATGGGAATCAACTGGCCGGTTATTGACTTCCAGTACCAGATTTCCTCCTACTGGCAGGGTACCTTCGTGTGCTACGCACCGGCTTGGAACGGTGCGATCACGGGTATCTCCCTGTAGTAGCCCCGACGACTGTGGGGGGCCAAGCGCCCCGTCCCGCAAAGCCCCCCACAGTCATCTCAGAAAGGACGGATTATGCGACGGATGGTTGCACCGAACGACACGGTTCGCGAGGTTGAGATTCAGGGCGTTCGAACTGGTCGAAGCAAGACGTACCGTTGGAACAAGGACGGCACGGTCCATGTGAACTCGGCGGCTGACGTAAAGGCGCTCAAGGACGCGGGGTTCACGGAGGCCGGGGTTGGCGGGGCGGGGAGCAAGGGCGGGTTCGTTTGCACGACCTGCGGATTCCACACTTGGTTCCGCTCATGCTCCCGTTGTGGGGGAGAGGGTGTCCGAGAATGACCAACGCGGTCACGACGATCACGCCGCACTTCACCGCACCGTATGTAACGGTAGCGGAATACAAGCAGGCACCGACCGCGATTGACGTAGATGATCTGGTTGGAGGCGGCTCCGCTGCACTCAACGATCAAGAACTTGCGAACGTTATCCGTAGGGCTTCTGGCTGGATCGACTCGCATTGCAACCAGACCCTTGCCAGCACCGTTGATACGGATTCGATGCGGGGCAGGATCGACCGGCGAGGGTTCATTACCATCCACCCACGGTTCTGGCCGATCACCCAAGTGGTGTCCCTGTCGTATGGGTCGCTGCCGAACCTCATGGCAAGTGTGGATACCTCGCTGGTGTGGATCGAGAACCAGCAAGTTGTATTCCAAGTAACGGGTTTGAGTTCCGCGTTCCTTGGCCCAATCCAGTTCAGCGGTAACTATTCGACCACGCGGGAGCAGTTCTACACGCTCACCTATGTCAATGGTTACCCGAATACGACCCTGACAGCAAGTGTTAGCGCCTCTGCGTCGTCCCTGCCAGTAGCAGACCTGACCGGGTTCGCTGCCGGGATGACCTTTGAGGTCTATGACGGTTCCGCTACCGAGTTGCTGACAGTCTCAGGGACGTACACGCCCTCTAGTGGTAGTGGGTCGCTCCCACTAGCCAACCCGACGACAAGCGCTCATACAGCCCTTGTCGGGGCTTCTGCGCTGCCCCCAGCGGTGAAGCAAGCGTGCATCTCACTCACATCATCCATTCTCAAGGCTCGCGGTAACGCTGCGCTTGTCATGCAGGGGCTGACGCCTAGCACTATCCAGCCGCAGAACCCTTCGGCGGCTACGGATATCGAAATGGCGTGGGATTTGCTCAAGCCATATCGCCGGGTGCGGTAATGAGTCGCGCAACTGTGCGGTCTGCGGTGGCAACCTTCTTCGCCCCGCCAGCCGTTAGCGGTCTGAACTACATCTTCACATCATTCCCTAAGCGCATCACGGGCGACCAGTTCCGTAACGGTCAGCCTGCTGGCACCAAGTCTGGCGCTGTCGGCGTCGTGCACATCATTAGTGAGCGCGAGGAGCGTATTGCTATCGGTGGCGCACACTCTGGCAAGAAGTGGGTCCACTACACGGTGGAGATGCAGGTCTACATGCACTCAGTTGAGTTGCTTGCTGAGGATGCAATGGCCGATTTCGATACTGTTATCGACAATGTGAAGGCGCGTCTGCGGAGTGACCGCTGGCTCAACGATTATCCAGTAATCTTTGAGGCAGGCGAGCGGGAGTTGTCAGGGTATTACGGGGAGCCTAAAGTTCTCGCTGACGGGGCAAGCGAGATTTGGGGTGCCGTGCGTTTCGAGGTTTCCGAAGTCCTCACAACATAGTTAGGATGCTGGTATGGCAAAGTTCCAATCAACCGAGGCTCGCGTGTACCCCACGCTGGGGCTCACGCTTGATGCTGGTGAGGTTGTAGACTTGCCAGAGGAGACAAATGTGGCGGGGCTCATTCAGGTAGTTGAGGTTGAGAGTAAGCCTGCCAAGGCTGCTCCCGTCAAGGAAGTTGGTGAGTAGCGAATGGCGCTGCCCCGCTCAAGGTCATTTCTTGGGATCGCTAAGGAGACTCGTCCGGCTCCCGGCGCATCACCGACCGCTGTAAATGCCACGGACTACATCCCGTACACCACCATCACTCCTTTCGACAACATCACGTACCTTGACGACAAGGGCATCCGTGGGTCGATGACGGAGCAGTTCAACGTTATTCAGGGCAAGATCTACTCCGAGTTTGATTTCGGTGGAGATGTGTTCCCCGACACCGTTGGCTACATCTTCGGTGGTGTGCTTGGCGACGTTGCCACGACTGGCGCGAGTGCCCCCTACACGCACACGATCAGCCTTCTCAACTCTCAGGCATCGAACGGTCAGCCGACCACGTTCACGATGAGTGACTACTACGCCCTTGGCGCTGGCAGCACCCGTCAGTTCGCTGGATCGCAGTTCGCCTCCATCGACACCAAGTTCTCGGCTGACGCCCTGCTGACCTACTCCGCGAAGGCGATGGGCTTCAAGTCCGTTACCGCGAGCGTGCTTGCCCCGTCCTACTCGGCGGTGCCTCCGCTGCCGTCGTGGACTGGCACGGTCACGCTGGCAAGTAGCGTTACCGCGATTCTGGCCGAGGGCAACGTGAACATCCAGAGAGCCGTTACGCCGATTCATACGGTTGACGGTACGCAGAACCCGTACCAGTTGTTCGCGGGTCCGCTGACCGTTGAAGGTTCGCTGCTGCTGGTGATGGAGTCGGATACGCAACTCGGCTACTACCTCAGTAATACGCAGCCGCCGTTGTCGATTGATTTCACCAGCGGTTCTGGTGCCTCTGCAGTTGAGGTCAAGTTCCAGATGACCAAGTGCGCGTTCACGGTTGCCAAGATTGAGCGCGGCAAGGATTACATCGAACTGAACGTGAACTACCGCGCACAGGCGAACACGACCGATGCCGGTGCGACTGGCGGGTACTCGCCCGTCAAGGTTGTGCTGCAGAACGCAAAGGCCTCAGGAACCTACGCATAACCCTAGGGAGGACGGAATGGCTAGGCACGAACTGAGTAACGGTTGGGTGGAGTTGCGTGACCCGAAGCATGTTTCGGAGCGCAACCGCCGCCCGATCATTGCCAAGGCAACCGCGATGAAGGCAGTAGCAGAGAAGTTCACGGATGACGACAGCGATGCGTTCTCCGAGGATGAGTTCAACGCGCTGTATTCCTTCAACGATCTGGTTGCCGTGGCGTTGATCCGCGAGTGGTCGTGGGATCAGCCTGTCAGCGTTGACGGTCTGCTTGATCTGGACGCGGTTGATTACGATGCGATTCTGAAACTGACTGCGCCGCTGGTGTCAGAGATGATGCCGTCGTTTGAGCCCGATCCCGAGAATCCAGATTCCCCTACCGAACCCTCAGACGCATAGCGTGGGCGTTTGAGGGAGGGGAGCCAGATGACCGGTACCCGTTACCGCCAGAGGTCAGGGATTACCACTTGGCGAAACGGTTCGGGTTCTCTTGGCAGGAGATACAAGATTCGCCTGCTGTTTGGTTAGACTGGCTCTTGAGCATCGACGGGGTTGCTGCGGAGGTTGACGCAAAGAGGAGCGCCCAGCGATGAGTGTACGGATAGATGTGGAGTCTAAGGCCACACTAGCCGCGCTCAAGAATCTTGAGGAAGATGTGCAGGATCGGGCTACGCAAGTGGCGATCATGCAGGCGGGTCTGGTGCTTGAGCGTGAGGCTAAGTTGATGCTCACGAAATCGGGCAGGCATCCAAAGGGCACTCCGACGCCTTCGGCTCCCGGCTCTCCCCCGGCTATCGTTACTGGCTCGCTGCGTGCGAGTGTCAAGACGACTGAGCCGCAACGCGAGGGCATGGGTAACTATTCGGTGATGGTTGGACCGACCGTTATCTATGCGCGGGTTCAGGAGTTGGGTGGTGGGCCGAGGAATCTGCCTGCCCGCCCGTACATGCAGCCTGCTGCTGAGCAGAGCCTTGGAGCAGTGCGCGAGGCGTACATCAATGCGCTGAGGCGGTACATCTAATGGCTGATCTGCCACCGATTGCAGTCGTCCTCAAGGCCGATACCAGCGATTTCACTAAGGGTGTTGACCACGCCCGTAAGTCTCTTGATGGGCTTGAGCCGTCTGCCAAGCGCGGTGGCGGGGCGATGGGTGCGCTCAAGTTCGCTGCTATTGGTGGTGCTGCTGTCCTCGCCGCCAAGGGTGTAATGGATTTCGCTACAAGTGCGGTTGCGGCAGCGCAGGAATCGCTTGTCGCTGATCGCCGTCTTGACCAGATCGCCAAGTCCATGGGTTACGTCAAGGGCGAGTTTGCCGGGACGACGGACAGACTCAAGGAGTTTGCTGGCACGCTGTCTAGCACCATCGGCGTTGAGGATGAGTCGATCAAGGCTACGCAAAGCGTCTTGTTGACGTTCCAGAATCTTGGCGATACGGCGAACGAAACCGGTGGCATGTTTGACCGGGCTACCAAGGCAGCCTATGACCTTGCTTCGGCTGGATTCGGCAGCGCCGAAGGTAACGCCAAGCAACTCGGTAAGGCGCTGAATGACCCGATCAAGGGAATAGCGGCTCTGGCCAAGGCTGGCGTTACTTTCACGGCGCAGGAGAAGGAGCGCATCAAGACCCTTGTTGAGTCCAACAAACTTGGCGAAGCCCAAGCAATGGTGATGAGCGCCATTGAGAAGCAAGTTGGTGGCACAGCGCAAGCGACTGCTACCGGCGTGGATCGCATGAAGGTTGCCTTTGGTGAGTTGCAGGAGGCTGTGGGTGGGCCGCTCGCTGAGGTGATGACGCAGTTGGCAGATGCCATTACGCCGATTCTGAATGACTTGCAGGGACCGCTCAAGGAGGTTGCGACTCAGGTTGGTGGCGCTCTCAAGGAGGCGTTCACGGCTTTGGCACCCGTTCTACCGACGTTGGCTAAGGCGTTGGGCCAACTGGCCGGGACTATGGGTACCCTGCTGGCGAGTGCAATCCAGATTCTCGTTCCAATCGTTACACCTTTGCTGGAGATGTTCGCGAAACTGGCTCAGGGAATTCTTCCTCGCCTACAGCCCATCCTTATCAAGGTGGGTGAGGTGTTTGGGAAGTTGATGGAGGCGCTCATGCCTCTGCTGCCGCCGCTGATGGATTTGGTGTTCACGATCTTTGACGCAGCCGCACCGATCATCGACATTGCCGCTCAGGTGCTACTGACACTCATCGATGCGCTGTCTCCCATTATCGGAATTGTGGCCTCGCTGCTGCCCGTACTGGGAACGCTGATCAACACGTTGTTCAAGGCGATCATGCCTATCCTCAAGCCGATCTTGCCGTTGATCGAAACTCTCGCCAGTCTGTTTGGGGACCTTCTTGCCCGATCCCTCGGCATTATCGTTACTGCCTTGGGCGGCTTGATTATTGCGTTCTCCAAACTGGCCCCATTCGTACTCAATAACGTCACCAAGCCCGTGCTGGAAATGTTCTTGACCTTCGCGGAGGGCATTGTCGGTGCCGCTGCGACAGCGTTTGGCTGGATACCGGGTCTTGGAGACAAACTCAATACTGCCAAGGACGCCATTGGCACCTTCAAGACCAGCGCAACCAAGGCGATCAGCGACGCCGCTGTAACGATTGGTACTGAGGGTGAGAAGATCGGCAAGGGCCTCATCGACCAAGGTGTAGCACTTGTCAAGGACCCGTCGCAGGTTGCCAAGGCCAAGAACGCTGGCATGCAGGTTGGTACGTCAATGGCTGACGGCATGGCGCAGGGGATCAAGGTCGGCACCCCCAATATTGCCTCTCAAGCCGCTGTCAGTATCAACCAAGCGGAGCGTGCCGCACGACAGGCCGCCAAGTCACAGTCACCGTCACAGTTGTTTGCCGATGTTGGCGACGATTTGAGCAAGGGGCTGGCACAAGGCATCAAGGCTGGCGGTGACAACATTCGCAAGACGCTGCAAGAAACCTATGTTGAGTGGTTCCAGTCTACGGTGGAAACCCTCAAGGGTAAGTTGCAGGATGCCCGTGATGCGTTCAACTCTTTCAAGACCGATGTGGCTAACGCCATTAGTGGCGGGATAGATTTCAGCGCAGCCGCACCTAAGTATGACGAGGACGGTAAGCGTGTCGGCGGCACGTTCATCGAGGCTTTGACCAAGCAGGCAGAGGAAGCCAAGAACTTTGCCGCCAAGGTCAAAGAACTCATCACCATGGGTCTTTCCCGCGAGGCGTTAACGCAAGTGCTTGCCGCTGGCGTTACTGCCGGTACGGAGATCGCTAATGAGTTGATTTCTGGCGGGGCTACGACCATCAACCAGACAAATGATCTGGTGGCAACCACGCAGGCTGCCGCCGACGAGGTTGGCCTTCTTGCCGCGACTAACTTTGAGGGCGCTGGCGTAACGTCGGCAGAAGCCACTCTCAAGGGATTCAAGGATGAGTTCGGCAAGGGCGGCAAGAGTTACAAGCGGTTGCAAGACCTCATGGATAACTTGGCAAAGTCGATGGAGCGCAGCACCACGATTACTGTTACCACGATTCAGCGGACCGTGTACGAGAGTGTTGGGACGCCGCCAGCCAATCCGTCTAGGCGTGCTATTGGCGGTCCAGTCTTTGCCAATGTGCCCTACCTTGTTGGGGAACGGGGACCAGAGTTGTTCGTTCCCAACGGGGTTTCTGGCAGCATTATCCCCACGGATCGGCTCGGGCCTACTGGCAAGCAGGAGATCAACGTGTATGCGACCACGAACGCTGATGCCCATGACATTAGCCGTGAGATTGCTTGGGCCTTGAAGGTGGGCGTGTAATGGCAACGCCGACGCAGAACTACCAGTTTGCTTTCAACGGCTGGCTGTTTGGTGGACCCGGGCAGGGTGTTCAAGTGCTGGACGTTGATGGTGTAGAGGATATGCCAACTTTGCGCGTGCAGGATGACACGCGGGGGTTCCAAGACGGCATGTTCACGGGCAGGGATTTCCTCAACTCCCGAACCATTACCTTCACGTTGCAGATCATGAATGACGCCAATAACAGCATGCAGGTGTATTTGGCTGAACTCAAGAACAACTTGCTGTACCAGCAGCAGGGTACGGGTACTCTCCAGTTCCTCCTTCCCAATAGGTCGTTGCAGCGCGTGTCGGCGCGTGTCAGACGGCGTGCGCTACGGATCGACCCAGACTACGCATACGGTCGCGCAACGGCCACAGTCGAGTTGTTCTGTCCCGATCCGCGTATCTACGATGACGCCTCACAAGGGGCTGTTCTGACACCCGGTGCAACCGTTGGACGCACGTACAGCCGTATCTATCCGCTGGTATATGCAACTCCGACTGGTACCAGTAACGCCTTCGTGAACTTCACTAACTCCGGTAATGTTACCGTATTTCCGACTTACACCTTGACCGGGGCCATGGTGAACCCACGGATCATCAACTCCACCACGGGACAATCCATCAACGTATCTTTGACCATGAGCGCCGCCGACACGCTGGTGATCGACCCTGACCTACGCTCAATAACGCTCAACGGCGATCCGGCACGCAATATTCTCACTAACAGTTCGACTTGGTTTGGGTTACCACCGGGAACGTCAACTATTGGTATTGTTGTGGATACATCTTCAGGCGGTACTTGTACGGTTGCCTATCGGAACGGATACGTCTAATGACACTTCGCACCCCGCCGCTGTATCTACAGAACGGCGTACATACCGCCGAGAACGACCGGCTTGGCATTCAGGGTATGGTTGGCACGCAGGGTGTTGGCGCTGGCACGGGGGAACTTGCTGTCACTCAGTCTGGCACGCCGGGTATGAGCGTTCAGGTGGCGGCTGGTTGGGCGTGGATTCTTGGCACGACCACCGCGACACAGGGCATGTATTACACCTACAACGATGCAGCAGTCACCCTCACCGTTACGACCGCGAACGCTACTAACCCGCGCATCGACAAGGTGTGCTTGACGGTTCGTGACGCGGCATACGCAGGGTCCAGCAACGACTGCATCCTCCAAGTCGTCGCCGGGACCCCCGCAGCCTCCCCTTCGGCCCCGGCGACACCAGCCACCAGCATTGTCCTCGCTACTATCGCCGTGGCTGCTGGAGCAACAAGCATTACCAACGCTAACATTACCGATGCGAGGACTCGCGCAACGCTGGCTCTTTCGGCGGGTTCCAGCGGCGGCGGGTCAGTCACCGATATCCTCATGCTAGGAGGCATGTAAATGGCTACCACCTATAAGCGGCTTGGTGCCGTGGCATCTTCTGGCGTGATCGGTACTGCTGACACGCTCTACACCGTTCCCGCAGCGACGGCCACGGTTGTCTCCACCGTCAGCATTTGTAACACCAGCGCGAGCAGCGCCACCTACAGCATTGCCGTTAGCACCACGACCTCGTTCGTGACCGCTGGCTACGTCGTGTACCAAGCAACCATCGCCGGTAACGATACGGTTGGGCTGACGTTTGGTATGACGCTGGATGCCACTAACAAGTATCTGCTGTGTTCCTCGTCGGCCTCTACCACGGTGTTCAGCGCGTTTGGGTCGGAGATTGCCTAATGACCATCTCGCGGGTCAAGGCCAGCAGTAACGTCAACGGACTGTATCCCGGCAACTTCACAAATACCGCTACGGGTTCTGGTTCTGGCTACAAGTATGTGTCGTTTACTGCGTCGGGGACGTTGACTGTTGATGTGCCGGGACTGTTTCAGATTCTTGTCGTTGGCGCTGGTGGCGGCGGGGCTGAAGGACAAACAGGTGGGCGAGGCGCTGGCGGTGGCGGAGCCGGTGGTGTTATGGCCGGAAATGTTTATTTACCCGCAGGTTCTTATAGTGTCACGATCGGCGCTGGTGGGGCAGGAGCAAGCGAAGGCCTCACTAATGGGGCTCCCGGCGCAAACGGAACGGGTAGCCGCGTAGATATTTACGGTGCAGCCGGTGGCGGAGCGGGTGGTATGGGGGAAGCAACTTCATCAAAACGCGGATTCGCTGGTGGTTCTGGCGGTGGCGGCGCAGATGACGCTGGCCCCGTTTCTGGTGGGGCTGCGATGATCGCAGGTCAAGGAAATACTGGCGGAACTGGTGCCGGTTCAAGCGGATCAGGCGGTGGCGGCGGTGGTGGTGGTGGTGCTGGAGGTGCCGGTGGAACTGGCGTAATTTCCGGATCTGGTGGCGCTGCTGGCGCTGCCTTGGCGTCAACAATTACCGGAGCCTCTGTGAATTACGCAGCCGGTGGCGCTGGAGGAGCAAACACGGGTGGCGCTAATGGCGGGAATGGAACCGCAAACACCGGAAATGGTGGTGGAGGCGGCGCAGGCGGTAGCGGCAATGGCGGGACTGGCGGTAGCGGCATCGTGATAGTGAGGGTGAACTACTAATGGGTATTCAGAAACTCTCCACCACTACCGGAGCCGGTGTCACCGCTCCTTCCGCTGGCCGTTTCGCGCAAACGTCGGGTGGCACGATCACGACGTACACCAGCGGTGGTGTGACGTATCAGGTGCAGACGTTTACGGCGTCTGGGACGCTGACGGTCCTGAGCAGCGGTGTCGTTGACGTTGTTTGCGTCGGCGGGGGCGGTGGCGGTGGTTCAGACGGCGGCGGTGGAGGCGGTGGCGGGGTAGAGGAGGAGTCAAGCGTCTTCCTCCAAGCCGGTACTTACACCGTCACGGTTGGAGCAGGCGGCACAGGGAACGTTCCTAGTCTTGATAGTTACGTCGGTGCTGGTGGCGGGAATGGGTATGCAAGTTCTATCGGCCCGTGCATTGGTGTTGGTGGCGGCGGTGGCGCTTCTGGTGGACGTTCTGGCATGGAGCGCAAGGGAGTCGGTTCTTATGGAGCGACTGGCGGCGGCGGGTCTAAGGACTCCACTATCGCTAGTGTTTCTGTAGTTTCGGGCCAAGGTTTTGGTGGAGGCTACGGCTCTATCAACCAAATGGCTGGTGGCGGTGGCGGTGCTGGAGCAGTTGGCCTGAACGGTGGAACTGCCTCTGCTGGTGGTGCTGGTGGTGCTGGTCGCGCTGTAACTATCTCCGGTTCTTCCGTCACTTACGGCGGCGGCGGTGGAGGTGGCGCTACTGGGCAGAATGGCTATGTCGGTGGCGCTGGTGGCTCTGGTGGCGGTGGCGCTGGTCAGGGAAGTACAACTGGAACAGCCGGTACCGCTAATACTGGTGGCGGTGGTGGTGGTGGTGGCTACACCTCGTCTACCCCTCAAATCGGCGGTAACGGTGGTAGCGGCATCGTCATTGTTCGCACGATCATCGCTGGCACAGCGGCGGGTGTAGCGGCTAGTGGTGGTACTGAGACGACGTACACGGGTGATGGTACGAATGGTGTGAATGGTCAGGCGTACCGGGTTCACACGTTCACGTCGAGCGGAACCTTTACGGTCAACGCACCGGGATTCGTGGATTACGTCCTGATCGGTGGTGGTGGTGCCGGTGGTGCGACGGTCGCTGGTGGCGGCGGTGCCGGTGGTTATGTATCGGCTACTAACGCCTACTTCGGCGTCGGCTCTTTCACTGTGACTATCGGCGGTGGTGGCTCCGCCAGTGATGGCTCACCGTCTCGTTTTGACAATGCTCTCGCGTGGGGTGGCGGCAAGGGCGGTAATGCCAACGTCGCTGGAAACGCTGGCGCTTCTGGCGGTGGCGGCGGTCAGGTCAACTCTGCTGGTGGCTCCGCTAACGCCCTGTTCCAAGGGAACAATGGTGGTGCCGGATCAAGCGGCAATGGGTCTGGCGCTTCTTCCGCTGGTGGCGGCGGTGGAGCCGGGGCTGTCGGCGCTACGGCAACTGTTGGTGTCGGCGGCAACGGTGGTGCTGGCGTAACAAGCGCCATTAACGGAACCTCTACTGGGCGCGCTGGTGGCGGTGGTGGTGGCACGTTTGGTGGCACTGCTGGCACCGGAACTGCTGGTGGCGGTAACGGCACAAACAGCAACGCGACTGGTGGCGCTGGTACTGCTAACACTGGCGGCGGGGGCGGTGGTGGCGGTTACAACGGCTCTGCTGGTGGCGCCGGTGGTAACGGTGGTTCTGGCGGTGTCATTATTCGGTACCCGATCTAGGAAGAAGGAAACATGCCTTACGAGAACGCTCACGCAGCGAAGATTGAGAACGGTGTCGTCACTCAGGTCATCGTCATCCCCTACATGGACGATGATGATGCGAAGGTGACGGCGTACTGCAACAGCATCGGGCTGGACGGTACTTGGGTTGACACCTCATACACGGGTTCTCGTCGCGGGAAATATGCGGGGATCGGAGATCGTTACGATGCTGAACTGGATGAGTTTGTTTCGCCCGTCACAACCGAACCAGCAGAGTAATGTTGAGCGTCTTGATATTGCGATAGATAACGCGATCCGTCAAGCACGGTTACATAATCTGACGCGGGATGAAACATTGGAGTTGTTGAAAGAGGCTATCCGTGCCGATTTCTGACTTGCAAGATCGTCACCTCGGTGCCGACATTTGGGTGATCGGGTCGGGGGCTACCCTTACTTATCTCCCGCCACGGTTCTTCGATGACAAGACGATTGTGGCGACAAATTTGGCGGCTGACGGTCTTGGGCTGACGGCTGGAACCACTTACGTCCATTCGCATTATCACGAAAATGTGTTCCATCAGCAGGCTGCACACCCCGACTGGGTGTTTGTTGCGCCTGAAGGTGATCGTGGGTTTGAGGGCAAGCCGCAGCAATCAGCGGATAACGTGTTGTTCTATCCGCATGTGCCGACTGGCGGGGATTTCCGTGACCCGCGTGCCATGTGGCACCCCGAGGGGTTGATTGTAGGGTCGTCATCAATTCACGGGTCAATGCACCTTGCTGCCTATCTTGGTGCCCGTAACATTATCTTGGCTGGTGCCGATTGTGGAACCGTGGACGGGTACACGAACTATGCGGCATATGTAGATGAGCGGGGTAATACGCAGTCTGGTGATTTGATCGCCAATGGGGATGCATGGCTTGAGCGTTGGAATCGCCACTTGGAGGCGATGAAAGACTTCCTTGTGGATCAGTATGCTGTGACCGTATGCTCCGTTTTGCCCTTTGTGAATCCGAACATGGAGGGTCACACGTTCTCGTCATTTGCTGGGCGTATCAACTAGGATGTAACAGGGCGGCTACTACTAATGAGGGGTATCCGTGCTGTTTCCTGACTCCAACGTGGATGAGTTGATTATTGCTCTTGCCGCCATACTCATAGCCGCTGGCGTTATCTACAAGTTTGCACGAGGAATGTATTACGGCGTGAAACGTATTGAGGCCGCGCTTGGCGTGGATGAAGAAGGCCGCACGATTGCGGATCGGTTGGATATGGTGGAGCATCAACTGTTCCCGAATAACGGGTCATCGTTGGCTGACAAGGTAACCGCCATAGACATTCGACAGGTTGCGCTTGAGACCCAAATGGGTACCTTGGAGCGTATGCTTGCTGGTGTTATCCGCAAGCAGAATCGAAAGGAAGCCTAATGCGTGTTCTTGATTGGCTGGTTTCCCGAGAGGGTAGGAAGTGGCTGTACGGGGTGGCTGTTGCCATTGTTCCGCTGCTTGTTCTGTATGGGGCGATCAGCCCCGAGTCGGCACCGATTTGGCTGACCGTTGTGGGTGCGGTGCTTGCGATTGGTGCCCCTGTTATGGCGTTGTCTCACATGACGCCGCCGCCCGGTCGCGGCTCGCTGGACGTCCCTGAGGACATTGATCAGAACGTCGTTCTTGACGTAGAGGAGTAGCCATGGCGTACAGCGATGATCTCAAGACCGCGCTGGTCAAGTTTCTTGGCGCGGAGAAGGTCGTGTTCATGAAGGGCTGGACGACCAACTACACGGGGTCGTGGAAGTCGCGTGGTCGCCCTGTCGCGTTGTTCTTGCACCATACGGCTGCTGCCGCTACGGAGTCCACGGACCCTCGCGCCAAGGGTAACCAGAAGGGCGCCAACAACGGCGTAATCAACTACATCCAGAACCATTTCAAGGTGCCTGCCGCCTCGTTCACGCTGGACCGTGACGGCACCGTGTACGTTCACGCGGCGTATCCGATCTGGCACGCTGGCGAGGGTTCGTTCAAGGGCAAGGAGCCGTGGAATACGCTGGGCATCCCCGACAACGACGCCAATCGTTACTGCCTTGGCGTGGAGATCATGTCCAAGGGTAGGAAGAAGGATTTCACGACGGCGCAGAAGCAGTCACTCAAGGGTTTGATTGAGGCGTGTGCGGAGTGCGCCCATGAGAATACGTGGAAGCCGCTGTGGTTGAAGAATCGTCCCCGTCACAAGGATTGGACGACCCGCAAGATTGACATTCTCTACACGAACGAGGAAGTCAAGAAGTGGCTTGAGGGATGACCCAGTATCGGTATCTGTTCGCGGATACCTTGACGGATCAAGTCCTTGTCGAACTGCCGTTGACTAACGTGTCGTTTGGTCGGGAACTGAATACTGCCGGGTCGTTCTCAGGGCAAGTGTTGTTGAGCGATCTGCGAGAAACCGTCTACAGCGTTATCAATAACACCGTGCCGGGGCGGACCTCCCTGTATGTGGATCGTGACGGGACCCTGTTGTGGGGCGGCATGGTGTGGGGCCGCTCCTATGGCTCGGAGAACCAGTCGATTCAGTTTCAGGCTCGGGAGTTTGAGTCCTACTTTGAGAAGCGGCGCATCCTGACGACCTACCAAGCCAACGCCGTTGACCAGTTACAAGTGGCGAAGAATCTGGTGGATCAGATTCAGGCTGTTGCATCTGGCAGCCTCGGCATCCTTGTCCCGAATCTGACCTCGGGTGTAACGGTGACCAAGAACTACTTTGCGTATGAACAGAAGCCGTTGTCAGAGGCGCTGTACGAGTTGTCCCGTGCTGAGAACGGGTTTGACTGGAACATCGATGTGTTCTACGACAGCAACTACGCAATCGTCAAAGACCTTGACTTGGCGTATCCGCGTAGGGGTGTGGCGTATTCGGCTACAAACACGGATATCCCGATGTTGGAGTTCCCGGGTAATATCGTGGCTTACACCTATCCAGAGGAGGGTGGCTCAATAGCCAACACGATGCTGGGGGTTGGGTCTGGCTCTGGCGCTGGACAGTTCAGATCAACTCAAACATCTACCACGCAGATAACGGCTGGCTGGCCCGTGCTGCAACAGTCTGTGTCGCTCACCGATTACAACGATCAAACGTTACTTGATCAGATTACGTTGGCTAATCTGAACGCCGCGATCAACCCTGTCGTGGTCATGGAAGTGGTTACAGAGGCGTACAACGACCCTGTGTTGGGTTCGTTCAAACAAGGAGATGACGTTCGGATTCGTATTACGGACCCACGGTTTCCTGACACGTTCGATGTGGTGCGCCGTATTGGGAAATACACGGTGACACCGGGGGAGAATGGACCCGAGCGGATCACGTTCAGCCTAGTTATCCCACCGTCTTAGGAGCGGCTATGCCTGTTATCAATCTGCCGCCAATGCTCAAGACCATTATTGGTGATCTGGATAAGCGGATTCGGAAACTTGAGCAGTCGCCGTATCAGTTGGCTTATGGTTCGTTCTTTGATCTCACCACGCAAACCATTGCGAACACCGCGTCTGTCTATCCTATTGCGATCAGTAACACCGACGTAGCAAATAACGTGAGCATCACTAGCGGTTCTCGCATTACCGTCGCTAGAGCCGGGGTCTACAACTTGCAGTTC